CCTCATAGCCAGAGGGGTTGAACTTCATCGCGATCTCGATCGGCTTGAAGCCCCGCTGCCCGAAGATGTCTCCGACGATCTTATCTCGATCGGCCTGCGTCATCGCGACAGTCACCCGCTGCGCGTTCTGCCGCGCCACATTCAGAGCATCCTGCGCCTTCGCGGCATCCACCAATTTCGCCTTATTGTCAGCCAGCTGGTGGTTCAGCTCTCCGATCGAAGCGTTCAGATCGGCGGTCTTGGCCGCCTTGCCGGCGGAATTCCAGTCGTCGAGCTTCTTCTCGTTTTCTTTCAAAGAGCCTGAGAGCTCATCGATCCGGAGCTTCTTCTCCTTCGTAGCCTCCAGGCCGGTCCGCATCTGCTGATCGTTGTCGGCAATCTGCTTTTTCCAATCGACGATGTCCTCGCGATTGGTCCGGATGGAGTTGGAAAGCCGCACGATCTCGAGCTGCTTCTCCATGATCGCCGGAGAGCGCCCGGTACCGCCCGCCTCGATGTCAGCCTCCTGCATCTGCGCGAGCTCCTGGCGCAGCTTCGCCAGGTTGTTTCGCTGGACGCCGATCTCCAAACTGGTCTCAGCGATCCTGCCCTTCGCATCCACGTTGGCCCGAGCCATCTTGGCCAGGCCCTCCGTGTTGTGCCGGTTCATCTCTTCCGTGAGCAGCGCGAGCTTCTGCTTCTCATCGGCGATCGTGGAAGTCAGCTTGCGAGCCGGCTCATCCACATCGGCCAGACTCCGGCGCAGATCCGAGAGCCGCGCATTCTGCTGAGCGATTACCGGCGGCAGATCCGCCATCGTCTTCTGAGCGGTCTTGAAGGTCGCCTCGGCAGCCTTCAGCTTCTTGTCCATCTCATCGATGTCGCCGCCGAACGCCTTCGTCACCGTGGCAGCCGGACCGAGCTTATTCTTGAACTCCTCAAAAATGGCCGGCAGAGGCTTCATCGTGCCGTCCAGATTGCGCACCTGGATGTTAAACTCGCTCATCAACGACTTGGCCGCCGCGGTCGGATTGGCAAGCCGCATGAGCATGGTCGACAGCGCGGTACCGGCCGAGCCGGCCGTCATTCCCGCGCGGACCAGCATGGCAACTCCGGTCGCCATGTCCTGGATGCCCTGGTTGGCCAGCTGCGCCGCCGGCGCGACCGTCGTCAGTCCCTTGGAGAACGATTCGGCCGAAGTGCCCGTCGCTCGCATCCCGTTGACCAGCAGATCGGTCACCATCGAGGCCTGCGTGCCGGCCAGGCCGTAAGCATTGAGCGCCTGGGCCGTGATCATCGCGGCCGTCTTGTTATCGATCATCGCGACCGCGGAGAGCTGCAGCACGGTCCGAGCCGCGGCCATCGCATCCTTCATCGACAAACCAGACGCCATGAGTTGCTGCAGCGCCTGGGCCGCATCCACCGCGGAAGTATTGGGCAGCGAGATATCCGCACCGAGCTTCACCGCCAGCGCCGAAAGCTCGCTGATCGCTGTCTTCGGCAGATTGAACGTGCCCTGGATCCGAGCCATCGCCTGCTCGAAATCCGCCGCCTGCTTGAACGCGATCCCGCCCAGCAGCGCGATCGGAGCTGTCACATATAAGGAAAGCATCGTGCCAACAGAGCGCAGCGTGGATCCCAGCGCCGTGAAAGCAGCGTTCGCCTCATTCGCCCCCGCCGCCGAAACACTCGATCCACCGCCGCCACTCGTCGTCACCACCGGAGCACCCGGAACTCCGAACCCGGAACTCGGAACCCCAGCCCCCGCCGCCCCGCGCATCGCCTCGATCTGCAGGGCCGCGGCCGAAGCACTCGCTCCGATCGCTTGCATCTGTGTTGCCTGCGAAGAAAAGGCGGCCTGCATATTCCCACCGGAGATCTGAGCCGCCAACCCCAGGTCGCTCACAGTTCCGGTAGTCTTCGCAAAAGCAGCCTGCAGCTTAGTCTGCCGCCCGGTCTCACCCGCGAAAGCAGCATCGATCGCCGCCCCAGCTCCCTGCGCCGACTTCACGATCCCCTGAAACATCACATCCAGCGAGGCAAGCGTAGCCGCTAAAGGCGAAGGGTTCCCGTAGAGGCCAACGCTTAAACTCGCAATCTCAGGCATCAATCACTCCAAACAAATAGCCCCTCTCCCGTTTTCTGGGAGAGGGGTAGGGGTGAGGGTCAGCGGTATAAGTCCTATCTGTCCCATAGGTCCTATCCGTCCCATTCAAACCGCGCTACTCTTCATCGGCGCTCGGATCCTCGCCCGCGCGCTACTCTTCATCGGCGCTCGGATCCTCGCCCGCGCCCTTCTCCAGATCGGCAAACACACTATCGAACAGCCTCTGCCGATTAAGCCAGTACTCGGGCAGTTCGCCCACTTCCCACGGCTGTAGGATCGGGCGCAGTTTCAGATACCGCGCCGTCAGATACTCGTTGAAATCCTCGAGCATCTCGCGCGAGAGATACGGTTCCCACGATCGGCGGCCATACCCTCGAATCAGATAGGTAAGGGCTTTCCTTAAGCCCTCTTCGCGTTTGGGTCAGAAGCCGGATTCACATCCGCCACAATCGACGAGAAGATCGCATTAAGCAGCTCGTATCCCAAATCGTTTAAAACCTCGACTTCGATCGGTACTGGCTTGCCCTTGTCCGTCGCATCCCACGAGGCTAGCAATGGCTTCAGGTAGCGCGCCAGAGCATCCACCTCGTCCTCACCCAGGGCCGAAATCTCCTTGCGCAGATTAGGCGTAAACGCCGCCGGCCGATAGCTCACCTTCAGCGGGTCGCCATCCATCTCCACCACAACAGGCCGAGTCTTATCCTTGTACTTCCCAAGATCAAATGCCATGTGAAATCGTCCTCCGATGAGTTTGCCCGGCGCGAAAGACCGGAGGAAATCCTCCGCGCCGAACATCGTGAAAAAATGAACCCCCTCCCAAATGGGCTTATCTTGTCCCGTAGGTCAGGAGGGGGGGTTGGCGGGCTAATAGATAGCCTGCGGTCATGTCTTGTAGCTTGCGTAAGCCTTGCCAGAGTGTTTTGACACCTGGATTGGGTGCGGAGGGCACGCAAACGAAGCCAGCTAACTTGGCAACAGCCATGACTGCATCTCTGACGGTCTTGATCGGTTTGCGGTTGTAGAGTTCCAAGACGTCCTTTTCGAATACTGAGAGCGCCTCTTGACAGGGAGCATCAGGCACATCGCGGGCCAGATAGGTCAAGTACAACAAACGCCAGGCGACAATGCTGTAGAGGCTTAACGCTTTCTCCAAGGTGTCCAGACGGTCCAACTGAAGTTTCTCGTAGCCACAGCCAGACTTCAGAACGAAATGGAACCGTTCGATGCGCCAGCGAAACGTGTAGTAGTCGAGGACATGTAAGGCATCCTCGGCACCCTCCACAGCAAGCGTGGTCAAAAGCACCCATTCCAGAGGCTCTTTCACTCCTTCGGGAGGGTTCTCTTCGGACGCTCGTACCACCGATAAACGGATTGCCGGACCGTTAGGATCAGAACCATGCATCGGAGGACGAATAAAAACCGTGGCTGCCCGCACGGTCAGAACAGCATCTCGCTCTACGCGCTTTGGCCCAGCAGCCACATGAATGGTTTTAGTCGCTATTACGCCAGAATGAGCCATCGCCGCAAACAGAGTGGTGGGACCGACCTCCCCGCGCGTATCGATACGACGAGGCTGAGTGGCGCGAATGATCAGGTCCAGTCCCTCGTATCGAGGCGCCGAAAAGAACTCAAAGACATCGGCTTCTCGGTCTTGGATCAGAACGGCTTTTTGCGTGGGAGAGAGCCTCTTCTCGACGGCACGCATGGCTTGCAGCCATTTGTGGCTCTCTTTGTCGGCGTAGGCACGTTGACGTCGCTGCTTGGCGATGCCGACCTCATTAGGATCGCGCGCCCAACTGCTCTGATCCAGTAAACCCAGCGGAACGCCTTGCTGGGTCATGGCAAGCGCGGAATGGACAAAGAAGCCCAGGGGATGCGCTTTATCACTGATGGGTCCCAGACCTTGGGTTGCTTTGTGAGAGCTGAAATCGAAAGTGCTGGTGTCGCTCGCGATGAGGATGAGTTCTTCCTGCTGGCAGCGCAATTGCGTCGCACGGATATGCCCGCTCAAGAGATCCTGTTGTGTGGTGTCTTGGTGATGCAATATACGCGAAACCGCCTTTCGTCGGCTTCCAAGCGCCTGCGAGAAGGACAGCTGGGCGTTTTCTGCGAGCACTTCACAGGCAGCGACCAGAGTGCGACGGCAGCGCGGATCCCAGATCGGGACGCGAGCAATTTCATTGTAGGCCCAATCGTTTTGCATGGCGGCTCTCCTTTCGCCGCGTAACTCGTGATAAACATATAACGCAAAGTATGGCAAATAAAATCCCAACCCCACTCCTTTACGGGACAAGATAAGCCAAATGGGAAGGGGTTCGATCCGACAACTGCCCTGTTTGTGCGTCCACATCGCGAGGTAACCAGCCCAGCGCCAAAACAGCCGCCGAACAGCGTTATCTCAGTCTTCGAGAAACGAGCGCATCGAGGCCGGTACGCCGGTGGCTTGCTCGGTATAGTCTCGAAGGATCGCCGAGAGGATCGTGGTAATCGTCACAGACGGCAGCGATGAAAGGATCTCTCGCGTCATCTTGCACGGGCGCCCAGCGTCTGTCACGTCCCAGCCCTTCACGACTCTCAGGAAGAGGTCTATGGTCGCATCCCACTGGTTCGCGCTCGAACAAAACTTCTCAATGAAATCGGGCGTCAGAATCCCGAAGTCACATTCCAGAGTGATCGAGTCCCCGCCCATCGGAACAGCGATGCGCCTGTAGATCGTACGGACCTTATTTAGTTCCATTGTTCGGCCTTAAAGTGCGGTAAGCGTGCTCTGGCATTCTACCAGCAGCGCGCCGCCGATCTCATTGAACGCGTCGTCGTGGTTGATCGCAGCCTTCAGCCCGATCGTATGCACGTCCTGCGCTGTGCCCTCGGAAGGATCGCTAAAGCGGATAGGAGCCCGCACGCGCATCTGATTGTACAAACTGCCCTCGATGAGCGCGCCTTTCGCAATGATCTCGATGAAGTAGCGAGTCGAAGTATCGATAGAATCGACGAACGCCTCCCCGGTGCTGTCATCCGGCAGGGTCAGGTCGAACTCCGCGCCCGGCGCAACCTCCACCATGGCGTCGAACGAAGAGGTCGCCGAGTTGAGCGAGTAGACATCGCCGAGGAACTTCGAGAGGTTGAACTTGCAGGTCAGCGGATAAACCTGCCCGGCGGCCAGCCCGGCCTCCGTCGCCGCAATGTAGACATCGATGCTCGTTCCGAACAGGATCGAAGGCGTCAGCGTCGCAATCCCGCCCGGCGTGGTCCGCGTCATCGCGACAGTCGGAGTGGAGCCGGTCAGATTGGTGCCGTCCGCCGTGATCGTCCCGATGCTCTTATTGGCGACGGTCGTCCCGCTGAAAGTGATCAGGACCGTTCCGATACCCGAGGCGAGCGTTCCCGCCGTCGCCACCGCGCCGCCGGCGCCAAGATAAGGGTTGAGGTCGAGCTGCGCGTTGATGTTGGCAAGCAGCGTCGCGTTCGTCCCGGACCAGGTGATATCGGCCGTCTCAACGCCCAGAATGGTGAGCGTGAACGTTCCGCCCAGGCCCGTGCCGCCGATCGTCAGCGTCTGGACCTCGTTGACAGTGGTCAACGTCTGCCCGCTGCTGCGATTTCGCCCGAACATCTTCGCCGTAAAGCTCACCGGCTTGTCCGGCGTGAAATCGCAGGCGAAGTCCACCATCTGGCAATAGGCGACCTTCTTGGCATTTCCGCTGCCAGGCCCGCCCTTCTGGATCGAGAGCGTCTTCTTCGCGTTCGCGTTGAAGCTGTCGAGCGTGAAGGTCGCCAGGCGCGAAAGCGTCCCTCCCACGGGAGTGCTGAACACCGGCGCCTTGAGCTGCGTCGCCAGCAGGTAGATCGCATCCACGACCGAAAGATCGCCCTTGACGCCGATCTCGGTGTGTCCCTTGCCCGGCGAGCTGTCCACCGGGAAGAGGTTCCCAGCCTGCATCACTTTGGACGTGGGCTTCTTCGGGTCCAGATCGAATTTCGCCGAGTGGAACTGCTTCGCAGCTGCCACCAGCGTGCCAGGAGTAGCTTCAACTCCAAACTGCGTAATCTGCCTTACTTCTGGCTGATAAGTGGGAAGAGTCATATCTCAATCATCCTTCTCTGAGGGTCGCACAAAAAAGCCGCCCTCAGATCGAGAAGCGGCACACACAGCATTGAAAAGCCCCTCTCCTCCCAGGAGAGGGGTTGGGGTGAGGTTAGCCCGGAACCCCAATATAAATCCGAACCTTCGAACCCCGCGCGTAGATCACCTGGCCGCCCTGGATCACCTCGGGCCTCAGCTGAATCTCGCCGATCGCAAAACAATCGACCTGGTAATCCGTCCCGCCATAGCTCACCAGCGCGCCCGAGACATTGCCCAGCACGGCCACAATCCGGTCCGCGATCGGTCCGACCACCCCATAGCCGCCGGGCGCATGTCCCATCACCTGGTACACGCAGTTCGTATAGATCCGGCGCCCGCCAAGCATCAGGATGTTCGAGCCAGCCATGAAGTTGAACGAAACCAGCGGATCGAACGTCGTTGTTCCCGCCGGCAAGATGAAATCAGCCTTGAACCGCGTCGAGACCAGGGCCACGAGCGCCGAATCCGCGCCAAGATACGAAGCCAGAAACGTATTCGCGACCGCCAGCAGGTTTGTCTGATCCGGCATCCTACTTCACCGCCTGCACAGCCTTCGTGATATTCTCAACCAACACGGGCTTGATCGCCTCCGCAGCGGGCTGCACCATTGGCCGCGCAGCGATCTTCCCGCCGGCAGAACCAAACTCGAGGTAATCGACAAAGTACTGCGTCTCATGCGAGCCGACGTTCACGGAAACCTCAGCCGGTCCAAGTACTTCGTTCTGAATCGTCTCGAGCAGTTTCCCGTGCCAATTGGCGGGCGCCTCGCCCGGCGCCGAAGCCTGATGCGAGCCATACATCGCGCCGCTCTTGGCAGCCAGCATCTCGGCTCGCATCCCGGCCGCCATCTCGTCTCCGGTCTGCTTCACAGCTCCGCCCACGGCCAATTCCAGCGCCGCCAGCACTTCCGCGCTACGATCGACGATCACAACATTCGCGCTCATTTCGAAGCTCTCTCCACTGTCGCCGTAAGAAAGATCGGATTGGTCAGACCCTTGTCCGTGTCGATCACATTGTAGGTCAGCCCGTCTTTGATCACCCGGTCTGAAGGCTTGAGATCCGTACCCAGCGGAACCTGCAGGGTCCACGTCGTGAGCGCCAGCAGCGCGCCGCCCAGGACCGCGTCCTTCTGCAGCCGTGCCTTCACCAGGCTGCAGTGAACGCCCATAGCAACCGAAACCGGCGTCTTAGCGTCTGTCCCCTGGCCATCATCGGCCAGCGTGTCGCGGTCGATGTCGCACAGATCCGGCAGCAAAGCAGCCAGCAGCCCGCCGCCGCCAAGCGGGTCCAGTGGGTCATTCCCACTTCCATTCGCAGGCGGATCAAGCGGATCAGGCATTTCAGATCATCCTCGGCGCCATCGCGCGCAGCCGACGCCCTGGCGGCCGCCGATAGTCTTTCAAAGCCTGCACAAACCCATCATGCCAGCGAGTGATCGCCGCGCTGTCGAGGTGGTAAGTCGTCGAATTGTCGCCGGTCTTAAGGGTCTGCACCCGTCCAATGGGCCGAAACAACACTTCCTGCGACATCAGATACATGATCTCGCCGCAGCAGCCTTCCCACAGGTCCTCGGGGATCGTCGCCGCAAAGCCAAACTGCCCCGTGACCTTGATGTTCTGCCGCCCAACCGGAAAGATCGTCCGATACGGCAGGAAAGCCGCGTTCGTAGCGTATGCCGGCAGCGACCCCTGAGCGACGATGATCCGCGTCCTCGGAAGCGCCTGCTCCTGGACCAGCAGCGTATTGTCGAGCGTGTAGCCAGGATCCGACTGCAGCCCGATCACCTGCACCGAAGTGAGCGAGACCATCTCGTCCACTTCTTGCTCGGCGGCGCCGGTACCGTCGTAGAAACGCTCTTCGTCGGTCGCGCCGGCAACAAACTGCCGATGCGTCCTCCTGAAGATCCTCGCAGCGACAGCCGCACGCAGCCGGCCAAACCGGGCCGTGAAATCATCCGTGGTTAAGCGAGTGGTCACCGCGCAGGAATCAAGCAGCAGCTGTCCATCCGCCTCTACCGGCCAATCCGAATAGTCAGCCATCACTCGCTCCGCGAAAAAGCCCCTCTCCTGTGAGGAGAGGGGTTGGGGTGAGGTTCCCTACTTGCTCTTCGGCACTCTCGGCGGCTTCCGCGCACCGATCACGCTCTTACCTGCAGCATCCGAGAGCGGATCGCCTGTGCCAGGCTCAGTCGGCTCCGGTGCGCTCGGAACGGTCACCATTTCGAGGTAATCCTCATCGGAAACAACCTCGAAATGCTCATGCTCCGCAAACTCGGCCGCGTGCTCGTCGCTCACCTGAGCCACGCCAACAAAACACCCGGTCCTCTGATCGAGGACCGGGCTAAACTGCACCTTCCGCTTCATATCATAGAAGGTCGAATGGACTCGCGTCACAACTCTGGGCATAATCGCTCCAGTCAATAGCCCCTCTCCGCCTCGGAGAGGGGTTGGGGTGAGGTGGCCTTAGATCGGATGGTAATGGATGTAAGCGAAGCCGGCCAGCCCGGCCGCTGCGCCCGAGGCCTTCGATCCTGTCACCCATTTGCCCGCTGCGAGCTTCTGCTGCAGCTTGGAATTGGTTGTGCCGTCGCCATCCGCCTGGCCGAGCAGTCCGGTAGCGGTATGCACATCGATACCATCGATCAGGTTATCTGAGGAGGTCGTCGCACCCGTCGCCTGCGCCCCGACATCCACGGTGCAGGCGCCGGTAGCAACGGTGGTCACATCGACGATCACCTTGCTGATGACAATCGACACAGACTCCGGGTTCTGCCACGCAAACACGCCGCCGCCTGTGTCCGCATGGCCGAGCGCCACTCTCGCGATCGTCACATGGCGATACCCACTGCCATACCGCGAGAGGTCGCCCTCCTTGTAGATCGCATCACTGACGCCATCATTCTCAATCTCAATCATGTTCGTTATCTCCAGGCAGTCAGAGAGGCATTAGGCAACAGGCATTTGGCATTTGGAGAACGCCGACCAGCCTGTTACCTAATACCAAATGCCCAATGCCTATTGCCTGTTAGAGCGCGATGCCGGTGTTCAGCTTGACGCGAGCGTGCATGAACTCGGGACCGTGCGCGATGCCAAGCTGGCCATAGAGCTGCGTCTCGTCGCTGGAACCCTGCTTGTAGAGCGGCTCTTCGAACAGGATGCCCTTGCCAGGGACCGGCAGACCCACGATGCCCGCTACGCCCAGGTTCAGGATCGCGAACTCGTCCGCGGCCATGTCTGGCTCGAGAGCGAGGTTCAGGATGCCGTACCGGGTGTAGATCTGGCGCAGCTTGAGGCCCGCAACCTCCCGGTCGTACGGAGGCGTGGTCGCGGAGGCATACGCTGCCTGGATATTGCCGAACTGCACGGTGTCCGCCATGATCGTCCAGGTGTCATCCGGATTGTAGCCGGTCGTCGCGATCAGCGCTGCCATTGCGGCTTCGATCTCCGCCTTATAGGCCGCCGCGGTGGTCACCGAACCGCCGGAATGGTCGATCAGATTGGTGCTGATCGCCGTGATGATGCCGCGAGTCTTGAGCGCCGTGCTGGCAGGGTCGGCAGGATTGACATACGTTCCGCGCAGCAGCGAGTAGTTGAGGTCCTGCGCGATCGTGCCGAGAGACGCCATCACCTGGAATGCCTCGGAGCGAGGATTCTGCACCATTCCCTGCGCATTCGCCTGCGGAATCGGAACCACGCCGCTCACCGCCTTGTCCGACTGGGACAGGTAGCTGAGTGAGACCTTCTCGTGGAAGATCTGCACGACGTTGGTCGTCTGCGTCAGCGCGCGATACTGTGCCGCCGGCGCAGCGGCGCCCTCCAGGATGGCCGGCTGCGAGGGCGAGCGCAGATCGAAGAACACTCCGATCGGGAACTCCTTGGCGGAGGTCTCGATAATGCCGCCCTGGATGCCGCCAAGAAGCTTGAGCAGCGTGTTAGGCCGCTTGCCACTGTGGAACAGCTCGCCAAGATAGTTCACGGCGTTGTTAATGGTTACTTGTCCGGTGGACATCTAGTTTTCCTTTGTGCCCCCGGACCGTAGGGTAAGGGCTTGTCCCTTGCCTGCCGGAGAGCGATGATTATTGAGCGGGCTTGACGCCGAAACCGGCCGCTTCCCGCTTCAATCGCATGGATTCCTGCCAGTTGCCAGCCTTCTGAGCTGCGGCAATCTGATCCTCGACGGTCGGCTTCTGGCTTCCGCCCGGCTGAGTATGCGACCCGAGCTGCACCGGCGCTTTCGTCACCAGTGTCGCCAGCTTGGCCGCCGAAGCACGCAGAGCCGCCTCATCCTCGCCTTGCAAGAACTCGAGCGCTTCCGGTGTGAGCTGAGCCTCTGCAGCGACCTGCCGCCGCAGATTCTCATGCTCCATTTTCGTAGCGCGCTTCTCCGCCTCTTCCGCCCTGGCCTGGACCTTCTGCAGCTCGGTCATCTCCGACTCGCGCCGCTTCGTTTCCGCAGCATCGAGCTCCGCCAGGCGTTGCTCTGACGCACGCGACTTCGCCTGCTCCGCTTCAAACAGTCGCCGGAACTTCGCTTCATCATTGCCGCCCTGGCCCGCTTTCGGGTCCGGAGCCGGCGGATCAGCAGCAGGCGGTGTCGTTGGCGGCACGATAGCCGGTGGCACATTCGGATCTGGATCTGGCATGGGTTTTTATCTCCTGAAAACAGGGTCTCGGCTCTTACACTGTGCCGCGCAGGTGGTTATAAAAAGGCCCACCCTCCGAAGAGAGCAGGCCGGGTATACTCGCGATATGGCGAAGAATGAACTGCACGAGCTAATCGATCCGCATCTGAGCGATCTAATTCGCGATCGCATTATGACTTGGCGGCGCCTACATTACGGCTGGCCGGAAGCGATCCGAGTTCCGGCGAAACTGTACAATAAATGGGCGCGCGAATATGGCGTCGATCTGCTTGTGCTCTTTGATTTGCCTATAGAGATGAGCGATGACGATTTGATTTCAGTCCGCGGGCCGATCCTCTCAGACACGACATTTCTCGAAAAATAACTACTCGGGCGAGATCGCCACCGGGCCTTCATCCGCCAGGATGATCGCCTTATTCGCCCACATCGAAACCTCTTCCAGCTTCGTGATTGCCACCGATCGCTCTCGGCTTGCGGGCAATTCGAGAATCACCGAATGAAGCGCCTTGCAGGCGTCTCGGTTCCGTGAAATCTGGTCCACCTGCGCCGGGCTGGGCCGATGATAATCAAAAGGGTGTTTCAATCGCTACTCCACCTTCCTGAACTCTCGATGCTTACCCTTGAAGTGCTGATGCAAATGGCTTCCGACAGACGGCGCCAGCAGCAGCCCGGCGAAAGCAGCGACCGAAACATCGCTGTAGACGTAAGTGCCCCCATTCTTGAAGGTCACCTCCATCAGCATCTTCTCCGGGTCATGCCCAATCGAGTGAACATTGCTGCTCTCAACCTGCGTATGCTTCATTTGGCCTTCTTTCGCTTCTTGCGGACCAGCCACACCCTGTACTTCGCCTCTTCGAAAGCCCAGGTGCATCAGCCCCGTGGCCAGCGAAGAGAGCGCGGCAATCACAACGGCTTCCGCGACTTCCTTGCGGCCCTGTGGCTTCAATAGGAGGTGACTTGCTTTCCGCAGCCGGCCTGGGGACATTTGCACCGCCAGAAATCGCCGTCGCGTTGGTCGGGAACGCGCTCGATCTCTCCCGCTTTCGCCTCAAACTCGCAGCCGCAATCGCCGCATTGCAGACGCACTATCTTCTCTTTCGGCGGAAAGCCAGGCTTGATGATTTTCATAGAGCGTTCGGGCCTCCGACCCGCCGCACGCTTCCGAGCGACTTTGCATTCTGATCGATCTGAGCCTGCTGCACGGGAGGCGGCGACTGCGACTCGAGCTGCTTCTTGATATCCACGATGTCGGTCCGGCCGTCCATCATCGAGATCTCCTCAATGGCGCGCTCGTGAGGCACGTAGCCACCGATCTCCTCTTCCTGCGTCCGGAGCACTTTCGCGGTCTTTTCGTCCTCAGAGAGTTCGAAATACGCACTCCATTTAAGTTCCGCGGTGTACGTTTTGTCGTCGGCTTCGCGGACTCCCAGGTCCACGCCGGCGCGCTGAAGACCTCGAGCCATCCGAGCCAGAAAGGGTACCAGTCCATCATCGCCGTAAGTCTTCCGCTTGTCTTCCGTGATCTCGATCTGAGGCAGGTAGAGCTGCGCCAGAACCGCGTTCGTCAGGTTGCCCTTATTGGAAAACTCCGCCTGGTCGATAAACACCGAAGAGGCCGCGTCCATATACTGCTTGCGCAGATCCTTCGCGTACTCCATCATCGCCGGCCGCAGCGCGTTGCCGGTCGGCGGGAAAACAACCCGGCCCGGATGCCCCGTTTCGTTCGTCGATTCGAAGGACTTCCCCTCGCCCGGCTGCGTCGGCTTGTCGAGGTCGTCCTGGTCCACGTCCACGTCCAGGTAGATCGGATTGATTGCGCTGTCGAACTGGTTGGATCGGTCCATCAGATGATACGAGAGATGGATCCGGTCCAGCACGCGAAACAGGCCGCCCTCCGGCTCATCCTCGATGTCCCACAGGTCGCCGGATCCCCACACGTCATCGGTCTCAAGGTTCTTGATCCGATGCAGAGGGATCAGCCCGAACGGGTTCGGCCGAGACGACGCCTCATCGATCTTCCAGCCCTCATAGGTGTCCGGATCGCTCTTGCTGAGAGATTCATCCTTGACCGGATAGAAATGCACCTCCGCCGCGTCCGTCCACTCCTCGCGATACCAGTACGTGCACCCCTCTTCCGCGTCGTAATAGGGGTATTGCACGCGCGCCATCAGCAGCCGCTCTCGGTTGTGCGGATGATAATAGAGCCGGACCTGATCCATGAGTGACAACGATTGAATGGAGATTTGCGGGTCCGCGGTTTCATCGTACGCAAATTTGAAGACAATTCCGCCCTCAAGGGCGCCCTTTCGCGCGATCGCAGTCAGTCGCGAGGGCATCCGGTTTTTGGTCCAGATGCTCTTCACCTGCTGCTCGAGCGTTTCGTTCCCGGGAAAGGTGATCTCCAGCGGCTTCCCAAACAGCCAGCGAGCGCCGCGGCGCACAATCGCCTTCGCGATCGGCATGCAGCGCGGCAAAGGCCCTCGATCCTCCTCTTTCCAGTTCTTGAACCAGAAGAGCGGATACGGCAGCAGCTTGTCGTATGCCCGAGCCTGCGCTGCGAGCTTCTGAATCGACATCAGCCCTGGAGGCAGCGTCTTCGTATTGATCAGCCCGGCGGCGAGCTGCGCGTCAGATTGCTGCACTCTTCCCTCGCTTGGCGCCCTTGCGGTTGAGCGTTCCCATCACCCGCATCAGCCCGTAAACAAACGTGTCCGTCAAATCCTTGAACTTGCCATTCGGGAACATCGTCACCTGGTTGACCAGGTCGAGCACCCAGTCACGGGTCTCCGGATAGATCGTCGGGTCCGGCAATACCACGCGGCCGGCCTCACAAATCGGGGTGACGCCCTTCGCCCGGGCGACCTTGTCCGTCTCGGCCTGGACCGGGATCAGCGCCAGATCGCGCCGGTTGCGCCGGATGTAGCGCATGAGCGTCGTTCCACTGACCTTGTCCTCGATGTAGTCGCCGCGATACTTGTCGCCGTAGACGCCGCGCAGCCAGTCCGCATTCTCACAAAGGAACTCCTCGACGTCCGGAGTGTCCCAGTGGCCGCTGCCGGCGCGCAGGATCGGAATGTCGCCGTTCTTCAGCAGCCCAAAGACCGTGAACGCCGACTGATCGTTGACTTCCTTCTCCTTGAGGGCGGTGTCCCAGCAGGTCCACACCTCGACCAGGTCGTCGAGGCTCTTGTACGTCCGCTGAAACCACGCCTTCTTGAAGATGTTGCCGGCTGCCGGCGAAGGCCGCTGCTGATGCTGCCCGGCGTACCCGTCGCTCCCGAGCTCCTTCTGCAGGTCGAGAAGCACTTCCGGAGTGAACATCTCCGGGAAGAGCAGCTCGCCCTCTTCCTTGCGCGGATCCGTCCAGCCGATGGAAGTGGAGCTGCGCCTGTCCTCTTCGAACTCGGTCGGCAAACACAAATGGTCATAGCCGCCGCGCGCCACCAGATGCCCGGTCAGGTCATCCTCATGCAGTCGCTGCATAATGATCACCTTGGCGCCGGTCCGCGGATCGTTCAGGCGGGTCGGCATAACCTTGTCCCACCAGAAGATGCATTCCGCTCGAGCAGCGTCGCTGGGCGCCTCTTTCGCGTTCAGCGGGTCATCGACGACGATCTTATTCCCACGAAAGCCGGTCGCGCGGCCGCCGACAGACATCGAGAAGCGGAAACCCTTACGCGAGGTCTCAAAGTAGCCCTTCGCGTTCTGGTCGCTCTTGATTTTCCACTTCGGCCGAAACAGGTTGCGGTACCAGTCCGAGGTGACGATGTCCCGGCAGCGCACGCTGTCGCGCAGCGCCAGGTCCATCGCATAGCTCGAGAAGAGCGTCCGCGTCTCCGGTCGATCGATCCACTCCCACGCCGGCCAGAACACCGAGACCAGCAGCGATTTCATATGACCAGGCGGCACATTGATGATCAGCCGCTTAATGCGCCCGTCGCTGACCGCCTCGAGGTGCTGGCAGATCACATCGATGTGCCACGACCACAGCAGCGGCGCCCCTGGCTCGACGATCTCCCAACCCTGCCTTACAAACTCAGCCAGGCTCCGGCGCGCTCTCCAGGCATCCGAATCGATATCCTCGTCATCCGGAAGGAAGGGCGCCAGATCCTCCTGCAGCGTCGTGGAGAACAAGGACGCGTCGAACCGCGCAGGCGATACGCTCGGCAATCTCAGGACTCACTTTTGAAATCTCATCGAGCACCTTTTCGCGTAGCGTCTGCATCGCCCTCGCATCCGCCAATTTCTGCGCCAGCTCGATACACTGTGCCACCGCGGCGCGCGCCTCACGGGTCGTCGAAATGATCAGCCCGCGCGGATCTGCGTACCGCTCTACCGATCCGATCGTCAGAACGCCGCCATTGTCGACCTTGCGCAGCAGCTCGGAGAGCTTCGCTTTCGCGCGCGTCGGATTGCCCTCATCGTCGCTATCCCAATAGGTGACCATCACCTCTTCGGACCGCGGACCGATGTCGTAAATCGTTGGGTCCTCAGCATCGCGCAGCCAGCGATCGCAGGCGTCCATCAGGAGCCGGATCCGGCTGAAACTATGCGCGATCTCCTCGAGTGCATCCAACTGCGCTGAAACCAACCGAGCCGATTCAGGTTGCGAAACAACCGCGACCGCCGTCTCCTGAAACCTCAGCCGTTTCCGCCGCTTGTTGACCGCCTGTACGGAAATGGACCGCCGCGAAGCTATCTGAGAGGAAGAGAGCCCCTCTGCCAGGTCCGCATGCAGCTCAGCGTCCGTCATCTGAAACCTTTTCGGAAACCAGAAAGTCGGAACTCGGAACGCTAATCCTGGCAGAACAACTCGCCCAGCGCGCCATCCTGCTGCAGCCGCTTAATGGCCTGCGCATGAAGCTGATACGCTCGGCTCTCCGAAATGCCGAATTTGGCGCCAATCGCCTTGAATGTCAGTCGCTCAAAATAGTAAAGGTGAACTAATTCCCGCTCTCGGTCCGGCAATCGATCGATGGCAGCAGCAATGACCCTCCGCGTCTCGTCCGCAATTGCGAGCGCCTCTGGAGCCGTCGCCCCGTCGCTCAGCACGTCCCTGAGAGTGAAACTGGTATCATTGCCGAGGGCGGATTGATAAGCATCGAGCGAAATACCAAGGTCGGGCACAATGTCGTTTTGGCTGCCAGTGTCACTCTTCTGCTTCTGCAGCCTGATCTTGTCCACCACGCTGCGCGGAAGGAAATTCCAACCGCGTAGCATCTCGCGGATCTCCCCACGGATCAGCGTAATGGCCCACGTCTTGAAAGAGGTTGGCCTCGCCGGATCGTAAGAATTGGCTGCCTTGCATAGCCCGATATTCCCGGCGGCAATCAAGTCTTCCAGGTCAAGCCCTGGCAAGTGCACATTGAGCGCGAGAGCCGTACTGCGCGGCAGGCCGCGGTACTGCATAATCAGCTGGTCGACCGCAGAATTCCGAGCCGCGGCAGCCATCATCGATTGCACCTCTCATCGATCTCAAGCAGCACAAAGAACAGCACGAACCGCGCCAGGATCAGCGCGTGGCACAGGAAATCCGCGCCCCTCATCGCTTGCGGTTCCTCTCACGCGACATCGCCGCCATCTCATTCCTGATCGCCCGGCGCCGGGCCTGGCGTGGTGTCACATAGTTGCGCCCCCAGGCCGATGATGTCTTTACGATCTCTTCCGCGGAGGTCAGAAACCTGCCCTTGCCATAAGCGATCGGCGTCAGCCTAACACGCGGGCGGCCGCCTCGCAACAGGATCGCAGCGGCATCAGGCGGCAAGCTCGCCGTAAAGTCGCGCATGGCCATCACTCGCATGGTTGCCTCCAGGCAAACAAATAGCCCCGCCCATTTCCCACGAAATGGCGAGGCGTGACACGCTCCGAATAATTCATCGTCTAACTACTAATCCGATATTCTCAGGCTTTTGGATAACAACCGCCGAAAATAATTTCGTCCCCCATATGACCGGTCAACCGCACAGGGATTTTCGATCCCTCTTTTCTCAAATAATCGGTACTAATCGTCGCGTATAATGTAACTGCACCGCAGACCGCCAATCATTACCAGGGCGCGCGCAAAAGAGAGAGGCAGGCGCCGTTGAAGGCCCATCCAGAACTACGGGACATCATTTGCAGCGGGCATCTCACGTTATCAGACCTCAGCGATGAGGAGCATTACATGATGCGCTGCATCATCGCGATCTTGCGGCTTCACAATCCCCAATATGGCAGCCTCAAAATCACCTTCATGGCCGCCAAAGCCGTGAAATACGACTGGGCCGATACTCTCACGGTCAAGTAACCGGTAAACTAAAGTTGTAGAATACAGTAGTTAGGATCAGCGAGCGATGGGCCGGAATCGGCAGTCGTGGCGCTGTTGTGTACTCGCTCTGCAGAGCGTCTGGACCCGGAATCGGGCGAGGCTCCTCACGAAAGGACCTCGCCCGAATGCTCTCGTCCTATTCGCCCGGCGATTTCGCCGCAGCCCTCATTCCGATCTATCAGCAGCTGATCACAACGGCACGCGCCAAGGCCGGCTGCCAGCTCGCCGACGCCGAAGATCTGGTCGGCGAAGCCGTCCGCCTCGCCCTGCTCATCCTCCCACAATTCAACCCCGAGACCGGCGCCGAAGGCCTGCGCGCCTGGCTCACACGCATCCTCACGATCGTCATCATGCGCGAGCACGAGCGAGCGCAGCGCACCGTCGAGACCGTTCCCATCGAAGCCGCCGCCGAGCTGCCCGCGCCGCCTCCCACCGTGAGACCGCGATACGTAGCCAACGATGCCATCAGGCAGCTCCCCAGCTCGCAGCGCTATCTCGTCTGGTCGTGGCTCGACGGCAACAACATCAAGCAGATTGCCGCCGACTATAACCTGCACCGGCACACCGTGAGCGCCCGCATGAACGCCGCCTTCCACACGCTGCGGGCAAAAGTGCCAATCGGCGACTATCACACATTCCTCACCAGCGACTTCGACTACTGCCGCCGCGTCCCCGTCTACCACAAGCCGGTCGGCGTCCTGCCCTCCTGGAGGCACAGCCACCCGCCGAACTCGCTCCAGCTCAAGCGCCAACCCCTACCCGGAAGCCTCCTATCGGAATCGGGCGTCAAGCCCATGCGCCGCCTGTCCACAAGGTCCATTCCGTCCACATCGTCCACTCCGTCCACCAGACGGGCCGCCTGAAAGGATTTCCATGAACACACAATTCCGCACCCTCGCGAAGCGCCGCAGAGCGCTCGCACGCAGCCGCCGCATCTCCACCGTCGACTCGTTCTATGACCGGGAGCCGGACCTTCCTAGCCCGAAAGCTGTTCGTAATTACTACATGAAGGTCGGAGTAACACGGTTTCTGATCAGCTGCACAAGCCGTCCGGACGAAGGACTGCGCGCCCAATTCGCAAAGAGGAAAGATGTGATAGAGGCTTCCGATTGGCAGAGGGAGAAGTTCGCCGACCTGCGACACTATCGATCCAAATCGGCAGAAAGACGCGCAGCCGCCTGATGCCCCTCAAAGCCAGCCGCCGCCAGGCGCGCGCCTACCAGCTCAACCTCGAGGGCGGAGCCGATGAAGTCACACCGAGGAAGCAGCGCTTCGACGAAGAACACCGCCACCAGGTGTTGTTGTTCGATCGACGCCTGCAATTTCTCGAAAAATATCCGGATCTACGCTGGATGTTCAGCACGCTCAACGGCATCTACATTCCGCCGGCACTGCTGGACCGCGCGAAGGATGCAGGCTTGATTCGAGGTGTTTTCGACGTGTTTCTACCCATCGGCCGGCGCGATCGCGACGGAACTCACGCCTGCGGCCTCGCCATCGAGGTCAAGAAGCTGAAGGACTGGCGGCCATCCAAGGAGCAGAAGGAATGGGCGGCGCGATTGGTGCAGGCCGGCTGGCGCGTCTACTTCTGCCCCGGCGCCGTGGATGCCTGGCGCTGCGTCGCAAGCTATCTTGGCATCTCCGGCCAAGACCATTGGGCCAGTGATCTCCAGAAGCAGGAAGAGTACATCCGCCTCCTCGCCAATCCGCAGATATAGGTCCTATCCGTCCTATCGGTCCTATCCGTCCTATCCGTCCTATAAACCAGCCACCCAAAGCAAAGCCCGGACCAGATCGCTCTGGTCCGGGCTTTCGCGCGTTATTCATTTCCTTCTGCCACCCGGCTTACCAGAGCGGTGGCTCGATGAGGAGCGCTTGCCTGAGCTGCTCTTCCCGCTTGATTTTTTCGAGTCATGCTCGCTTCGATAGTGACCGTGAACGTGTATTAACTCCCCACTTGGAGTGCGTCGGTTGTAGTCCTGTACGTGGATGTCTCTTGTGCCCTTTGGTCCAAGCCAACCAGTTGAGAGGTGCGGATCGTTGGGCGCCCCTGCCGGCCTGGCGTAATCGTAAGTTCTGCGCGTATCGGCCGGCCCTGGTCCGTAGCCTCCATGCTCTGTCCATATAAAGGCGCGGCCGGATAATGAATGCCACCCGCTCACATCACCAACCGGAACAGAACGCGTCAGAGATGTGGCGATCGACGGACCGACTGATTTGTAATCGTGGTCCACCCATGAACCATTGACCATACGGTACACAGGTTCAACAGTGGATGGCGCTTGGATCCACGCCAAATGCGCGCGCTGGTCGTCACCTGCTCGCGAGAAGTAAACATCCTGACCGATCACATCGACCCAAGTCAGCGGTTCGTATCCTACCAGATTCTCGGTTAACCACCGCTGGGTGTGTGTATCCGCAAGCGCACCTGAAGTATCTGTCCAGCCATTGACGCTGCCATCGACATTGTAGTAATGAGCGGTGCCTGGTTGAGGCGCAACCTCATCCGTTTGCGAATCAACGGGATCAAGCGGGCCGAGGTCAGGATTGCGGTGAAAAATATCAAACTCATCGATCGTGCCGAGAATTACGCTCGGATGGTCGTCGATCACTGGAGTCTGTGCCATCACCGGCAACCAAGCAAGCGCGAAAAGCAAGGCAATAAAATAGCGCATCTGCAAATCCTCCACAGTTGATTGAGAGAGATTCTGCAATGCGCGTACCGTTCCTAGCCTGGTCGCTTAAGATTTGCTTAAGATTACGCAGCCGTCACCTTGCGCGGTCCCTTCGGCCCTTTCTTCCGCAAGTTCTCATCGTTCATCCAAGCATGGAAGTCCTCACGCTTTATGAGAAGCCGACCATAAATTTGTAGCGAAGGCAGTTGTTTACGATAGATCGCCTTTCGAATGGCATCTGTTGACACGCTCGCTTCGCTGGCAGCCTCACGTACGGTGATCAAATCCTGGTCTTCGAATGCGCCTTTTTCCATGGCTGAAGTATATCTCAAAAAAAGTCCCGCGTCAATACAAAATATTTCCTAATTGGTATTGACAAGATACTAACTCTATGATAGAATTAAGTATCGAGTGAATACTAATATAGGAGACACGCAATGCCACAAACAATTTCAACCCGCCGTTATCGATCCCACGACTATCGCGGCCATCATCGCGGCACCGTCCGAGAGGCCACCTGGGAAGAGAACCTCCAGTCCATGCAGCAATACATGGTCACCCTCCGCCTCCAGGGCGCCGCGCAAGACCGCATCGATTGGCAACAGAAGTGCATCGCTAATCATCTGACCCACAAGCCAGCGCCGCCGATCGAAACCCTCGAAGCCCCTCCGATCTGCGCGTTCTGCGACCAGGGCGCGGAAGTCGGCGACCTCGTCCGCTTCTCCGGTGGCGGCCACTGCCACGAATCCTGCGCCATCGAAGACCTCTATCTCACCGAACTCGCTCGCGAGGTAGCAGAATGACCACCAACATCGACACCGCCGCTCCCTACACAGTCTCCATCCTGTCCAGGGGCGAGACAACCCGGCGCGAAATCGCCACACTCACCGAGGCACACGAAATGATCGAAGCCGCCACCGCCGCCCGGCGCTGCAAGAGCAGCTGCATCCTCGACCGATCCGGGCGCGTCATCGCGCCGCTTGGAGTTTCATTCCGGCCCGACCTGTCGAACCTGGCCGCCACCTCCGACCTGTACACGGTCCGCGCCCTGCGGCCCTGCCACTGGACGCCGATGTGCGATCGCTGCCGCCGCGAGCTGACCGCCGAAACCGGAGCGCACATCGGGAAAATCCGCAACCGTTTCGGCGAAGTGACGAAAACCACCTGCCTCTGCACGGACTGCGACGAAGCGGTATTCGCCCTCCGGATCGCAGAAGCCCGGACGAGCTGCACCGGCGCCGAAGATGAGCTGGCATCCGCTCTCTACCAGCAGCAAACCGACGATCTCCAGACCGCCGAAGACGCCCGGAGCAGAGATTAAATCCAGCGTCCCATGATTCCCATATTTCCAATCATTCCCATTCCGAGGAGTTTGAGCTATGAATAATTCAGAATGCCAATACCTCTACGAGATCCTGGAGAATACCTTCGAGAATACGAAGTCTGGCTGCCTACAAGACGATTGCCGCGCAGAGCTGCTCAACGCCGTGGAGGGCGTCGACCGACTCCTTACGAGCCTGCAAGACCGCCTCGATTCGGTCGAGGCGGATGTAAAGAGACATGACGATCTCATCGCAAAGCGGGCAAAGGAAATCGACGACATCCGCTATCGCCTCAACGAGCCAATGCTTTAATCTGTGTCCATCTGCGAAATCTGCGGATAAGAATCTGGAGACCACCATGAGAAAAGAATTCCTAGTCGAGCGCCAGGGCCGAACCTTCTGCCTCTATGCCGGCCTGCTGGACCTCGCCACACAGCAGGGCTTGAAGTCGATCGCGACTGAGATTGTCCAGATACCAGGTCCGGATAACAGCTACACCGCCATCTGCGGAGCGAAGGTCACAATCGAACGAGATGGCGTACAGCGCACTTTCACAGGCATCGGCGATGCGGCGCCGAACAACGTAGCGCCCGCAATGCAAACCTGTCTGCTCCGAATGGCCGAGACTCGAGCCAAAGCAAGAGCCATGCGAGACGCCGTAAACATCGGCATGGCGGCATTCGAGGAGTTGCCCGGCGACGATGAGCAGCAGGAGCGCCCGGCTGCAGCGCGGTCCACCCAGTCCACAAGGTCCACAGCGTCCACCCGGTCCACAAGAGCGCCCGCCGCTGTAATCAACACAAGCGGCGAAACCTGCCCGGACTGCCATGCGCCCGCGGGCAAGCGCCACGGCGATCGCTGCCCGCTAGCAGAGGCGGCCGCCTGACACAAGAACAGGGCGCCCGGCCACCACCAGGCGCCCATCATTCCCATGATTCCCATCAACTCCCATTCAAGCCAGGAGAAACCCATGCGACGCAAACGCATCGAACCCGCCATGTTCCGAGTGACCAAAATCAGTACGCTCGCGGAAGATGAGACCTTCACTGCCCTCCTCAACGGAGTCGAGCAGAGCAGCCACGAGTTCGGTTGGGGAGCGGAAGACCTCAACCTGCCCTTAGCGCGCCGCGCTCGATACACGGAAGCCGCCGAGAGAGCCTACGACAAAAGCATCGCGGCCCTCCACGGCTATATCGAAGCGCACATCGCCATGCAGATCCTGCAGGCCATCGCGTACGACGTCGATCTTCCCGGCCCGCTGCCCGAAGGCGTCCAGGCGCGGATATCGCTCGGCGGAGGCATTATGCGCGCCGAGTGGCCGGCCGGCCCGGTCCAGTAACCACCGTAGGCGCAGGGAAAGGATGTGCCTGCCAGCCAAACGACATTGAGAGCCTTCAATGTCGTTTGGCACATACTTTCCAATAATTTACAGTTTCTTACAATTTTCGGCACAGTTCCTACCTCTCGAATGGTATAACAGGATAGGTTCGCCCCCGGTCAGAATTGAACTGACGCTTCCCAAAATGCGACTCTCGGGGCCAGGTCCACTGGCGGGGGCGCGTGCCTATTTAGTTCGCCCCCGGTCAGAATTGAACTGACGCTCCCGGACTTCGAAATCAGGGCCCAGGTCCACTGGCAGGGGCGCGAACTAAGCTCCTACCCCTTCAGATCCAGCCGCGGCTTCTTTGCGGCCGCCGACCGCTTGTTAATCAGCAGCGCCCCCAGCGGGTTTACGACCGTGTGATCCGCTCGCACATCATCTAAATGCGTATGGTCGTAGTTCTTGATGGTGGTCGAAATATCCGCATGGCCGGCCAGCAGCTGCGCCGACCGTGGATTCTTCCTCACGACCTGCGTGAGCGTAAAGTGTCGCACCTGGTGCCTGGTGAATCTTTCGATTCCCGCCCACTTTAGATACAACCTCCAGGATTTTGCGAAACTCGACGGCGACATCACGTCACCATACCGAGTGAGAAAAAGCGAGTCGCCGACCGTGGGTGACTCGCCGCGCGCGACTCTGGCCTGGCTCGCCTTCTCCAACCGGACGCGCGTTTTCATCCAAGGCGCGGATGCAGCGATAAACGTCGGTCCAATCGGGACCTGCCGGTCGTTTCCGCCCTTTGTGTCCCGCAAAGTGATCGTTCCTGATTCACCCTCGATCACAACATCCGCGAGCTTGATCCGGAGACCCTCGTCGATTCGGCAGCCGATCTCAACCAGCAAACATGCGATCGCGTAGTCTCGGTCGCGAAAGAATCCCCTGAACTCCTTATCCTGCCAACGGATCTCAGGATTACGCCGGATATCCCACTTGCGATCGATGGCAGCGAGCAAGTCCTGGATCTGCTTTACCGAGGGTAGGGGAATGTTTGGCTTCTTGGGCTTTGGGAACTCAAAGTCAGCCAACGGATCTTTTGCGGTGTATTTGTTCTTCCGACAAAATCGGAAAAACACCTTCGCGCAGACAGCATCGTGGTAAAGCGTCGACGCCTTCACCTCATCGGCGCGCTTCGCCATATACGCGCGAAAGTGCCGCGGCGTGAAGTCCTGCAGCGCGATCTGCTGTACATCCGACCAGACTACCAGCTGCGTTAGTTGACATTCGTAATACCGACGTGTTCTAGGCGCCTTCCCAGACTTAGACATTAGCAGGTCTTCGACAGCATCCGCCCAATCGATCTGTTCCATGCGACGACCCTCCTTTTACCTCAGAATAGCCCATGCGCACCGGTAACGCGGTAGCGCTGTGCCCGTGTATGCGAGATGCACATTTTACAATTTATTACATAAATATTCAGTTTTTTACAAAAGGCTGTGACCTGTTTTTGAGATCACAGCCGCCGTTTTGAGATCAATTCGCCCAAATGATGGGTCGTGCAGGACTTGAACCTGCGGCCCGCTGATTAAGAGATAGCGCATCTACGTTTCAGCGGGTCTCGATCTCAAAATAGCACGCCGTAAGCCCAAAATGCAAACGCAGTCGCGCTGAACTCAATGAGCAAAACCGCGACGCAGGCCCAACTGCGACTCCACCTCCCGCGCCACCAGATGCCTCTCCTCACTCTGCGAAACACACCACGACACGGGATGACAGTAAGGCGCCTCCACCTCCGTCGTGAGCAGCAGCTCGGTGAGCTCATGCGCGATCGCCGCGCAAGTCTGCCGGTCCGTGGACCGCGACCGCACCACAATCACATCGTCCAGAATCACCGCGCCAGGCGGCCCGGGCCGCGTCGTCACGTGCAGCGCCACCCCGAAGCGCCGCGCGATCTCCCGCCAGTCCGCAACACACACGCCCGGCAGCCGGCCGTAATTCGCCGAACGCAGTAAGCCCACGCACAGCCTCGCAACTTCACGCCGCCAATTTCGTCCCATGGTCGCCTCCTTTGAATGTTGCTGATAATCGTACAGCATTCAAAGGGTTGCGAGCGTCCCGACAATTACCAGCTTTTCATACCGCCTTGCGACCGTGAACTTTTTCCCTCCGGCGCCGGCGTTTCCAGATCGCCTCTGCGATGTCGATCAGCTCCTGCTGCGCGTCATCCGGCAGCTCGCGATACAACGCCATCAGCCGCGGCGTGTTGCCATCCTCCGGGTCGCTCGGATCCACCCCATAGAGGTCTGCGACCGAAATCTGCAGCGCCTTCGCGATTCGCTCCAGGTCCACGGCATCCAGCGCGATTCGGCCATCGATGTAGCCCGAAATATTGGGCTGCGACTTCCCGATCGCCCTACCAAGCTCCGTCTGCGTCATCTCCAGCTCGAGCAGTCGTGACAGAATCCTCTGCCCAATCTGCGTGCGCCGGCGCAAATTGTCCCTGCCAGACTCAATCTCATAGGCCTGCCCGGCTTCTTTCACCGACTGCGTGTTGCCCGCCTCGATCTGCGCCGCGATGTCGTCATAGCCGGCCAGCCGCAGCGCGTCCGTGATCGGCTCGTGGAACTTGCTCGCGATAATGATCGCCGTGCCGACCGCCGGCCTGGCGCCGTGGATGATGTCGTCGATCGTCGTGTGTGACAGTCCGGTCTTGATTCTCATCTGCCTCGAGGACGTAATTCCCCGGGCAGCCATCAGCTCGCGCAGCCATTCGCCAAATGCGTTGTTGTACGCTCCAACCATAGCGCAATTATGCAATGTCCGCACGGCTAGAATTGTAAATTTCTGGAATTATTTGGAAAAAACTGTAAAAAACTGTTGACAGAAACCCGGCCAGCTATTACAATGAATTGCAGTGGTGGCAGGGTGTCCTACACCATCCATGGAGGTGCAAATGCTGCGCGACGCGCCCAGGCGAGTGCTCGCCTTGAACAAGATCTACAGCAAGCACGGCGGCCTCGCACCTTACCTGCTCGGTCGGATCGATTCAGGCGCACGCGTCAGCGATCTGGCCGACGAGCTTTCGGAAAAGCTCGGAGAAACCATATCGTCCTCCACGGTCTACGGATGGATCGTGCGATTCCGGGCGGAGAAAGGAGCCGAAGCAGGTGCGAATACCTAGCGATCAGGCGATGGAAGTGCAAGGCTGGCTGCGCGCGACCGGTGTGACCGTCGAGCAAGTCGCCACGCTCGTCGATCGCCACCGCGCGACCATTAGCCCGAAGCTGCGCGGAACACAGGACGTGACCGCCGTCGAGCTGATCGAAATGGGCGAAAGAATCGGACGCCACAAAGCGACCGGAGGCAAGAGATGATCGTGATCGATCGAGAGGACGCGCGAGCGCTGGCCAAATCTGCGCCGGCCAGGCGAAACACCCATGAAGCTAGACCTGTGCGACGTCGTTGCGAGGTGTGCGGCAATACCGGCGCCGTCCTCGCCAACCCCACCGGCATCAACGGAGCGCAGGAAATCGTCGACTGCCCGCACTGCAGTCCCAGGTAACACAACGGCTCGGGAATGCCGTTACACATCCCCGAGCCACATAAGGAGTCGTCGCATGCAAACTGTACCCCAACCGGTACCTATCAAGCAACCCCCACGCATCACAGGCCTCGTAGGATACGGCGATCTGATCGAATGGGCGCGAGCCGCCACTCCCCTCGGACTCGCCTACATCTACATGCAGCCCGAACCGCGTCTGGTCGCCGAGAACGGCAGCGAGATCGAAGCCTGGACCATCACCGTCCAGCAGCGAGCCGCGGACGGAGTTCTCCACTATTGCCGAATCCCGCTCCTGCCCATCACAACCATCATGGCCCAGGAGATCGAGGACCTCAGCATGGAGTACCTCATCCACGTCATCCGATGGCTGCGCGCGGCCCACTACGATCTGATACCCGGGCTGTTCGCCGTCCCGTTCGGCGCCCAGCTCCTCGACGCCAAATGCACATTCATCGACTGGGATCCCATCGGCAACAACTTCATCCGGACCGATGGAGACACCGCATGATTCCTATGTCTCCCACCCTTCCCATGGCTCCCGGCCTGTCCTGCTGCAGTCACGATCTCGTAGCACCTGGCCAACCCTGCCCTGAATGCCTGTGGGAAAGAATGCGGTCGCGCGATGGACGCGGCTACATCAGTGGCGCTGAACTGAAGGCCATGCTCAAGCCCTACCTCGACGCCTGCCGAGCCATCTGCCCGGCGCACAAGCGGCCGGAGCTCGAAGCCCGCATCCTCGAGGGAAACTGGTATGCACTGCAATTCGTACGACGTCTCACGCCCGCCGAGCGAGCACAAGGGGGGGGTATTCGCCAAATGTCCATCGATGATTTCCTGGGAAATGAGTAGCCATGGCATTCACACGCGGCGATCTCACCGCAGTCCGCGCTCCGGACGGCAAAACCATACTCATCAAGACGGCGGCGAATCCAACCGGCGGCGCGCTTGCCACACACTGGCTCACCGGGCCGCACGCCCGAGAAGCCATCGGCAACGCGGCTCTCGATACCCAGCGAGCAGCGCTCTACGATCTCTCGCGAGCGCTGCTCAAGATCCAATCGACCGACCCGGAGATCGTCTCGCTCCAGCGCGATGCCCGCGCTATCAGTTTCGCAATCGCAAGGCAGATCAAAGCCCTACAGGGCAAATAGTGGAGGCCGTCAGCCTCCGGAGGACAAGCACATGCAATCCGAAACTCCAAAGACCAAATACCGCATCCAGGCCACGCCAAACGAGCGCGGCCATACGAAACTTACTCCCATCATTCACACGCCGCCCGCCCAGCTCGGCACCCTCGCCGACGCCGAAAACGGCGACTACGATACAGGCTGGCAGCACGGCTTCGACGCCGCCGGCAAATGGAGCCGGGCGGTCGTCTTCTGCGGCATCGCCATGCTCGCCCTGGCCGCCGCCATCGTCATCATGGTCCACAAGTAAGCGCCATGGGAATCATGATTCCCATGATTCCCATATTTTCCATTCCATCTGTAAGGCCGTGCGGCCGCGAACCGCGCGAAGGGAAGCTGCTGGGTCGCCCCCTCTCCGTGTTGGAGAGCGCAGAGAGAGCGCCCCGGCCCTTCCGTGAAGCCGATATCGTACCATCCTTCCCGCGGGAGGACAGAGGTTTGTTCCTAGTCACCCCTCTCCTCGCAGGAGAGGGGCCGGGGGTGAGGTGTCGGTTTCACGGAGGGCACTCAACCCCCTCCTTCGTGGCGTGAGATAGCCCTCCGTGGGCACCCGATCGGACGGTATGCCGAATCCGTCCGATCGGAATTTTCAGGACACTCCGAGAGAGGAGCAGGAGGTGATCGCAGGCATAGAGGTCCGCATCGAATTCAAGCATCGCCGTAAACGCAAACGTCTTCAGGTCCCCCTGGGACCATTCCGCGAACAAGAAGGAGCATCTCTTCCCATGGGACAGACAATCACCATCTCAGATTCACAGCAGTTCAGCCTCGGGCCAGTCACCGGCGCCGATAAGCGAGGAAACCCCACGCCCCTGGCCGGGCCGGTCTCCTTCGCTTCCAGTGACACCAGCCTGCTCGCCGTCACAGATAACGGCGATGGCACGGCAACCGCGGCCGCGGTCGGACCGCTCGGCAATGCCCAGGTCACCGTGTCGGATACAGTCGACACGGCCGTGGTCGACGTAACCATCATCGCGGGAGCAGAAACCGGCCTGAACGTAGCGCTGGGCACGCCGACCGAACAACCGTAGGGCAGGGGCTTGTCCCTTCCCGTGCTCGTCCCATCATTCCCATCCCGTCCGGGCCCACTACTGGCCCGGACTTTCAACACCCAATCGACAAGGAGTACAAGGCAATGAGCCACAGCGGAGAAGACAACCGATGAACACACCCGACTATCTACTCCGCGTCCTGGAACGTCTCGACAAGGTCCGACCGACCGGCACAGACAAATATGAAGCCCAATGCCCGGCCCACGAAGCTCGTAAAGAATCGCTCAGCATCGGCATCGGTGACAACAGCGCAGTGCTCCTCCACTGCTTCGCCGGCTGCGCGCTGGAAGCCATCTGCAGCGCCATCCAGCTAACGCCCGCCGACCTCTTTCCTCCCAAAGACCAGCAGGGCACGTCCCCTGCAACACGGAACTTGGAACCCAGAACGCGGAACTCTGAAACCGTCCCCAAATTCACCGCCCCAAAGCGCGAGCTCGGCCAGATCGTCGCCACCTACAACTACACTGACGAAGATGGCAAGCTCCTCTACCAGTGCCTCCGCTTCGAACCCAAGGACTTCCGCCAGCGCCAGCCGGACGGCGCCGGCGGTTGGGTCTGGACTCTCAAGGGCGTCCGCCGCGTCCTCTACCAGCTCCCCGCGCTCATCCGAGCCATCGAGGCTCGAGAGCGCATCTTCCTGTGCGAAGGCGAGAAGGACGTCCATCGCCTCCAGGCGCTCGGCCTGGCCGCCACTTGCAACCCCATGGGCGCCAACAAGTGGGATCCCGAATATACCCACCAGCTCAGAGGCGCGCATGTCTACCTCATCCCGGACAACGACGAACCAGGCCGAAAGCACCGCGATCTCGTCGGCGAAGAGCTGATGGGCATTGTGGCCAAAGTGTGTGTCATAAACCTGCCAAATCTGCCGGATCACGGCGATGTCTCCGACTGGCTAGACGCCGGCTGTACCGCGGAGCAGCTCATGCAGCTCGCAGAAGCCGCGCCAGAGTGGGAACCTCCAGATCCGTCCGACCCGGAACTCGGAACCCAGAACTCGGAACAAGCAACCCTCGAGCTGGACCTGGAAAAGACTGAAATCTACTTCGAGCACGAGGGCTGGCTCTGGTGGAACCGCCAGGCGCGCGACGGTCAGGTCCGGCAGCATCTCGCCAACTTCACCGCGCGCATCGTCGCACAGACCATCGAGGACAATGGCGCCGACGTCAAGAAGACCCTCGCTCTCAAGGCAACCTTCAACAAACAGACATACCAATTCGCCCTCGAGGGCAAAGCCTTTACCCAGATGGACTGGGTCCTCGACGAGATCGACAGCAGCGCGTGGATGCAGCCCGGCAGCTCGATCAAGGACCGCACCCGCCACGCCATCCAGGTTCTCAGCGGCCGCGCGCCCCTGAAATACATTTACGGTCACACCGGCTGGCGAGAGGTCGGCGACAAGTGGGTCTACCTCCACTGCGACGGCGCAGTCGGCGCGGATCTGGAGCAGGACGTCAGTGTCAAGCTCGATGGCAGCCTCGTGAACTACAAGCTGCCGGCGCCTTCCCAGGATCCGGAAGAGGTCATCAAAGCAGTCCGCGCCTCCCTCGATCTGATCGAAGTCTCCGAGAAGCCGCTCCTCATGTTTCCTCTCTATGCTTCCATCTGGCGCTCCATCCTCGATGTCTCGGATTTCGCAATCTGGATCGCCGGCCGCACGCAGTCCGGCAAATCCAGCCTGGCCGCGCTCGCTCAAGCGCACTTCGGATCCGAATGGAACAACCGCCGGCTGCCCGGCGCATGGAAATCCACCGGCAACGCCCTCATGGAGACCGCCTTCCAGGCAAAGGACGCGCTGGTCGTTCTCGACGACTACGTGGCGAAAACGCCGCTGGAAGCCCTCAAACTCCAGGAAAAAGCGGAGACCGTATTGCGTGCGCAGGGGAATGGGGCGGGAAGGGGGAGGATGCGAGCCGAGGGAGGCCTCCGCAACGAACATCCGCCGCGCGGTCTCATCGTCGCCACCGCCGAAGATCTCCCGCCCGGCGAATCGCTGAGAGCCCGCATGGTCATCCTGGAGATGGTGAAGGGCGACGTCGATATCGATCGACTCTGCGTCTGTCAGAAGCACGCCGCGGACGGTCTCTATGCAACAGCAATGACCGCCTACCTCGCCTGGCTCGCCTCCGATCTGCCCGCAAAACGACAGGCCTTCAAAGAACGCGCGGCGCTCATCCTCAAACAGAACGGTACCGGCGACCTCGCCCGCATGCCCGATATCATCTCGCAGCTCATCGCAGCCAGCGAGATGTTCTACCAATTCGCGCACGACGCCGGCGCGCTCACCGGTCAGGAGCGGATGCAGATCGAAGAGCGGAGTTGGAACTCGTTGTGGAGGGCGGGTATGGAACAGCAGCAATTCTTAAATGATCAGGAGCCGGCCAATCGCTTTGTTGAGCTGCTCCGTACTGCGCTCCTGAGTGGCAAAGCTCATCTCGTCGACGAGACCGGCGTGCAGCCCTTAGATCCCGAAGTGGCCATGGCCTGCGGGTGGCAAAAGCGGCAGGACAGGTCGGGCGATTACATCTGGGTGTCCGATGGCGACCGGCTCGGCTGGATCACAGAGGAGTATGTCTATATCCTCCCCGACCCTGCGTACAACGTCGCAATCCGAATAGGGCAGGCGGGCGGTGAAGGAGTCATGCTCACCCCTCGGGTTCTATGGAAGCGGTGCAAAGAGGCCGGAGTTCTGGTCGCAACCGATCCGGTGCGTGGCACAACCACCGTTCGTAAAGTGCTGGCCGGCCAGCGGTCCGAAGTTCTATGGTTCTTCCGGGAGAAGCTCATCTAGGCGCCCGGCTGCGGCGATTTTCGGGCGATCGGTCACCTATTTCTGTACGCAATCTCTTACGTGCGCGCCCGCGCATTTGGAGGATGAAAAAAATATAGGGGGTCTATATTAGAGTTTACTGTCCAAACTGACCAAACCAACCATTTACCCTTTTATGACCCTGTTTTTGATCTCAAACAGTTATTGCTCGCTCGCTCAAAAATGGTCAGTTTATCTTTCCAAATGGTCAGTTTGGTAAAAACATGAACTGACCATTTAGCCATCGCGAAAAGCGCGGAATCACGCGGAATCGCGCGCCGATAAACCCGTCCGAAAGGTCCAACCTGTCCGACCGGTCACACTGAATTATTCGCTCAGAATCGCCGCGAATCGGCAAATGGTCAGTTTACGTGGTCAGTTTATTTGGCAATTCACGCCTGAACTGACCAAATTCAGGCACTAAAAGTACACGTCGCTGAGATCAAAACCGGCCCCAAAGGTCCAAATGGTCAGTTTGGGCAGGTTTCTCAGCCTATATATGTAGGAAATATTTCATATGCCCATTTCAGCCGCAATCAGAGCCGGCTGCAGGAGCCAAAAATGAGCGCCGAAACAGCGCCTGTCACACAAGATTCTCGGCAGATCCAACCAGAATCCCATACCTCCCACGAATCCCACGATTCCCAGGCATTAGAGCCGCCGGCAACCTGCCTCCGCTGCTGGTCCATCATCAATCCTGCGGACCTCGCGGACAGCGCCCGCCTATGCTGGGATTGCCGAGAGCGCTGCCGCGAGGCCTACATCGGTTCGCCTCCGTCTGTTGCCGCCATGCGAGCCAGATACAGCGCTCTCTTCGAATCCCACGCCAACGGCAAACTGCCCGCCGAATGGCAGCTCCGCGGCAAAATGTACGACACAGCCGCCACCATGCGCGCAGCCTGCACGGTCCGCAGCGTCACGTCGGTGGAATTCCTGTCCGTGCTGCGCGACCTCTACTACCTGTCGGAGTGGTTGCAACACGAATCGGAAAGGGGCGCGGAAGAACTGTGAAGAGGAGTGAGGAAGCCAACCAGGAGACCACTGTCTCCTAGTCTGCGCAAATCTGCGTAATCTGCGGATAGAGTCCGGCCGCCGTTTGCGCGGCGGCCACGATCCAACACTGGAAAGGAGTGTCAGATCATGAGTGATGTTACCCAACAAACGAGCGAGTTCAAGGCCCTGCCAATCGACCAGGTCGCAGCCTCCCCGCTCAATCCCCGCAAAGTCTTCGCCGAAGAGCCCCTCCAGGAGCTCGCCGACTCCATCAAAGAGCACGGACTCCAGCAGCCCATCGTCGTCCGGGCCAAAGGCGCCGACGACTCCTACGAAATCATCATGGGCGAGCGCCGGTACCGGGCCTGCAAGCTCGCAGGCCTCACGACCATCCCAGCGATCATCCGCTCCGACGTCGTCACCGACTCCCAGCACCTCGAGCTAGCCCTCATCGAGAACCTGCACCGACGCGATATCGACGCCATCGAGCAGGCCATGGGCTACGCTCAGCTGAGCAAAATGGGCTACTCCTACTCCCAGATCGCCCAGAAGGTCAACCTCTCCCAGCCCTCGATCGCAAACGCCATGCGCCTCCTCGAGCTGCCGGAGACCGTCCGCGCCGTCGTCCAGCGCGGCGAACTCGGCGCCACCCACGCCCGGGCGCTCATCAAGTACTCCGCCTTCCCAGCCTTCCTTGAGGCAATCATCCCGTACGTAACCGAACGTAAGATCACCACGCACGATCTCGAGAGGGTGCTGGCCTATCAAATCGGCGACGTTGCGGTCAAAGCGAAAGCCGCCGTCAGGCTGAAGAGTTGGGACGCGGACTTCGATCAGTCCGTGTGTAAGGCGTGCCCATTCAAGGCCTACGTCAAAGCCGATTACTACGAATACTGCCTAAAACCTGACCATTACGATCAACTGACGAAGGAAGCCAGGAAAGCAAAGAAGGCTGCCGCGGCCGAAGCGATTGCCGCGGCGAAAGCGGATCCGAAAGCGGTGCTTCAGCTCTCAGCGATGAAACACGACACCTTCACCAGGATCGACAGAAAGGCGGTAGAAGGCTGCTCGGATGCCTGCAGTTGCCGCTCGGTCGGCAAGGAGCATGATGGCCGCGTTGTTAGCATCTGTTTGGATCCTAAGCGGTATTCAGATCTGTGTTCCGCTGTGCGCAGGGCTGAGGAGAAAGCACGCGGAGCAAGAGTCCAGGCGCTCTATGATGAAGCCGTCTCGCTGCTGCAAACCCTGCCCGCCGCAGCTACAGAATCCGCACTGGTCGGCTACGTCACCGATGATATGTTCAACTACACCGTTAACCAGAAGACAGTCAAAACCGTGTCAGAGACTCTTCACATCTCCGCGAAGAAGCAAGGCGCCGGTCCGGATGTGAAGGAGATGATCGGCACAGGAGATGGTCCGCCAAGTTACCGGCGCCGCCTATCTTTCCATGATCTGCTCAAACTCGCCACTGGATGCAAACTCCTTAGCGAAGCGGAGTCGGCAAGGAGCTGGGGCGAACCGAAAGGTATCGAGCGCCTGGTCCACGATCTTCGCAACGCCGCGGCGAAAACCGCCCCATCGATCGAAGAATTCCTGCAGCGGACCGCGTCCCCTCCCGCACCCACCCCCGAACCGTATCGCGATTGCCCGAAGTGCAAGGGCCTCATGCGAATCAAGCTGAATCCATCTAACGTTCCGATCTACGCATGCGGGTGCGGGCACATGGAAATAATCCGCGGCTCGTCCGACGCGTCCCACTCGTCCGATCTGTCCGATCCATCCGATCCGACCAAAACCACCGCCCCCGAAAAGGTGTGCCCCGACTGTCGCGGCGAAATGCTCCTCAAATACGACAGCGATGCTGTACCGGAGGGCTGGTATTGGTGTTGTGGCGGCGACGATTGTTACAGGCAAGTTATTGCGGAACAGCACGAGGTCCCGAAAGAAGCGGTGCCAGCATGAGGACCATCGCCGTCGTCGGCTGCTCGAAAGGCAAACTATCCTATCCGGAAGGGCAGGCGCAATTTCTTTACTTCAGCGATCTGTTTCACCTGTCACATCGGTACGCGGAGCGTTTCTGTACGAACTGGATCATTCTCTCGGCCTTTTATGGCGTGCTTTACCCAACCGACGTGATCCAGCCCTACAACCTCAGCCTCCGAGACTTCAACGCCAAGCAGATGGCGGAATGGCGCGCCCGCTGCCGGCCCGTGCTAAAGCGCCTCCAGGCAGAAGAGCCGACCTGCTTCGTAGTGCTCGCCGGCGGTCTCTACTTCTCCGCAGTCTGGGAAGTAGAGCAGCGCGAAGGCCACATCCTCGTACCCATGGCAGGCCTCGGCATAGGCCAACGCGTCGCCTGGCTCAACAAGGAACTGGCCAATCCATTTCCCAAGAAAGCAGGTGACGATGGCCGGTAGATATGCCGCACAAACCGAAGTGCCGGTCTCTCGCAGTAAAGCCGAGATCGAGGAAACGCTCGCCCGATACGGCGCCGACCAGTTCTACTCCGGATGGACCCAGCGCAAAGCCACCATCGGCTTCCGCATCGAAGGCCTGCTGGTCCGGATCGAGATGCTGCTGCCGGACCGAGCCGATGATCGCTTCGTCCTGACCGACACAGGCAAGCAGCGCACAGACCTCCAGGCGCAAGCGGCCTACGACCAGGCTCTCCGCCAATCCTGGCGCGCCCTGGGCCTGGTCATCAAAGCAAAACTCGAAGCCGTCGCCGCCGGCATTAGCACCGTCGAGCAAGAGTTCCTCGCTCACACAGTGATGACGGACGGAACCACAGTCGGCGAATGGGCGGCGCCGCAAATCCGAGAGATGTATCAAAGCGGCAAAATGCCCGCCCTACTGCCGTGCCCCCAAAGGAGCATCGAACCCTAATGCCAATGACAAAGCAACAAGTTGCCGAAGCCGTAGAAGATCGGCTCGTCAAACGATGGAAGAAGCGCTGCCTCGACGCCGGCGCAGCCCCGATCTGCCTCGTCGCCGTAACTCAGACGGGCATCAATGCCGGTCAGCCCATGGTCTGCCTGCTAGAGGACTTGGACACAAACATCGTCGCCGATTTTCTCACGGCGATCGCCGTCGAGTTGCGAAAGGAAGTAGGCTGATGCTTTTCTACCGGGCCGGACTATGCAGTGCCTGCAAGGTCAAACTTGGGCTGGGAAAGTGCGAGAAATGCGAAGCCGCTCGCAAGGATCTGGCTGAAATCGAGCGCGAGTTTCTGAAGGAAAGGAAAGAGAGGGAGGATCGTGAGCCAAGAATCGATGCTGGATAAAGCGCTTGAGTCTGTCGGTCAGGACGCAGCGGCCATGGTTGCCGGCTCTCTCTATTGCAAAATCTTCAACCTTGCCGGCACGCTGGAGGGCAATAGTGAACAGAGCGATATCGAGTGGATCGCGCAGAATCTGTACGAGAGGTCGGCTTTCAGATCGCAGGCGCCATGGAGGTCTCTGAGCGACGAGGGCAGGGAGGATTGGCGCAATATCGCGAGAGCGGCGCTGGAAGTTCTGCCGCTCTTCATGGGCCGTGTCGGAACCCGCTGCCGAGAATATGCAAAAGTGCTGGAGTCAATGGCGCGCCTCCATAGATCGCGCCTCGGGTAAACCCCAAACAACAAAAAGCCCGGACCAGAGAGTCGCCCCTCCGGTCCTGACCATAATTCACATGATTCCCATGAATCCCATTCAAACTAATAGAAAAGCACGCTCCCAGCAGGATAAGCCACATTCGACTCCTGCCACACATCCAGCCCGAGCTTCTGCACCTCAAACGAGAGCTGACTGCCCGCCTGGAGATTCAGGAGCACGGTCGCAGCGACCGGAACGCCGCCATGCGGAGCGTCCGCCACGTAAACGCCCACCGCCTCGACCTGGCCAGTGCTGCCGTCCGGAGCGATCGTCACCTTCGTCGGGATCCCGCTGAAATTGTGCTTCCCGGCCATGTCGCCCAGGTCGACCATGCCGTTGATCTTCCCTCCGCTGTTCCACGCCCGAACCCAGAGGTAATCCAGATCAGAATCTTCCAGCCTCACGTTCGCATACACGTTTTGCTTTACTGGCATTGCTTCGCCCTCCTTACCAACATCATACCCTTTGCGCTTTTGCGTTTTCGCGCGAGACAATCCCCTAAGCCGCCACCGCAAACCCAAACACAATCGAACGATTCCGCATCTTCATCAGCACGCCGTCGCCATCAGCCTGGCTCACGGCCCCGGTGTTCCCCTCGATCGTCCCCACGATCCGGTCCCGAAACGAGCTCGTCCGCACAAACCCGATATGATGAGGCGCCAGCTCCCCATGAAAATGAAAGAACACCAGCGACCCGGCAGGACAGGTCGCATTCAGATCCCGCGTCAGCCCCATGTGCTCGAAAGCAGCCCACATCGCCGCGCAGCTCGCCGTCCGAGGGATGCCCGTCTCCCGGCAAAACCGCCCGACATTCGCCAGCAGCGAATCCCGGCTCTCATCGATCCCGGACAGCCGCGCCCACGCCTTCAGCAGGCAGGTAAACACAAACGCGCAGCACCAGGGCTGCCCAGGCTCCGATCCCGCCGCGACCAGGTAGAACTCCACCTGGTCGCCATGATTATTCCCGCCAACCTCGTGGATCCCGGCCGCGCAGTATTCCGCCGCGATCACCACCGCCAGCGCGAAGATCCGCTTCAGGTCAATCTTCACAGCGTGCCGTCCTTCTTCATTTCGCGCCACTTCACATACAGCCGGTCCAGAAACCCGCAGACCAGCAGGAACGCGCCTACCTTCTTCGAAGGGAACATCGCCGCGATATCGGCCTGATTCGCAGCGATCAACATCAGCGCGGACCCGCACAGAAGCAGGGCCTCACTGCCAACGCGCCGCCACTGCTCCCAGATCTCCAGCGGCTTCACTGCTGCACACCAGCGGCCTTCTGAGCCGCCTGGACCGCCTGGTCTGCCACAATCCCGGCGACCGCGTCATTCACCGCGACGACCTTCGCCGGGTCCTGCCCGGTCATCGAAGCGATCTTCTTCACCGAAGCCGAAGATATCCGCAAAGCCCTGTGAAATATCCAATCAAAGATGCTCTGAAACATGGTTTGCCTTTCCACTCAAAAACCTATCCGCAGATTACGCAGATGAATTCAGATGCAATGCCTTCTCTGCGACCATCTGCGTAATCTGCGGATAAAGCCTCTACCGACGCGCGCCCACCCGGTCCGCGATCCGATCGATCTTGCCTTCCATCCGCAGCCAGCTCTCCTCGAGTCGCCGAAGCCGAGTCTCGTGGTCCGCCGCCTGCTTCTCCGCGACCGTCGCCGCCGAATCCGACCGCGCAGCCCGCGACTCCGAAAACACGATCGCCCCACCAATCGCAATGATGAGCGTCACCACCAGCGCAGCCACTTGGACCCAGCCGCCGAACAATGCCGCCCGCTCCGATCGCCCACTCTCAACAGACATCGCCAACTCCCAACAAAAAAGAGCCGCCTTTCGGCCGGCTCTCAAGATTTGCTCAATTTTCTCTGCACACTCGGCAGGCGAGCGGCATATACTAATCAAGACAGTTCCTTGTTCCGGGTTCCGGGTCATCAACTCGGAACTTTTTTCCTCGCGCGTCCCACTTGTCCGATCGCACGCACACTCCTAGTGCCATGCCCCTGAATAGTATTCAGTTCCCGCCCCGGCATTGTAGAGAGCGGTTATTTCCGGCGCCGTCAGAACATGCCCCTTCCAGAACCCTACGCTGTCAATCAGTCCATCTACCGGGAACGAGCCAAGACGAGAACCAATATCGAACTGACCAGCGAGGTCACGGGCCTCCGCAAAACTCGCAGTCGTTGCGGTTGTTGTATTAACCGTCACCGTGCCACTTGTGTTTCCATCACAAGTGACGGCGAAAAATATCCAAACCCCTGAAGAAACAGTATTTGACGAATTCAGGGTATGTGATGTCCCTGAACCATCCGTAACATAGAACTGAAGAACGTTGCTTCCGTTGATATAGAATAAACCATACTCGGTGGTCGAACCCTTCGCAAAAATCGCCGTCAATGTCCCGAGCGCGTTAAGCTTTACCCATCCTGAGAAGGAAAACGCCACGCCGGTACCCATCGAGAGAGACGCATTGTCGGCAATCCCCACATACTGCGAACTCGCAGCCACCAGAGATAGGGCATTCCCGTTTAGCCCCGCCGCGTTCCCCGGCGTGCCATTATTGAGATTGAGATCGTTGCCACCCGCGCCACTGTCTACCCGCGTGCCGCTGGCCTCTTCAAGTCGCCAAAACGAGGTAGGCGTCGTGATGGAAACCGCTCCGCCAGGCAGCCCCTGCCCAAACCCGCCCGCCGGAATATGGCTCGCGTAGGCAACAGACGGCAAACTCGGGATGCTAGGGATCGGTGCCATTAGTCGTACTCATCCGAGATCGCCACAGTGGGCGTTCCGCTTGCGGAAATCACCTGCACAAGCCCCACCCAGGTGACTGTGATACTCTCACCGGCCTTGAGGGGCATACCGACGCTGCTGCTCACCGTCGCGGGCCCGACGTAGACCGTGATCGCCGCATCCATATTCTTGATCGTGAGCGACCGCCGGGTAGCCCTGGCAATGGCCAGCGTCGCAGCCGTGGTAGATGTCGCGACCTGGGAAACAGCGATATTTGCTGCGCCCTGCATCGCCTTGACATAGGTCGCAGCGCGATTGCTGCTATCGATCCCGAGCGTGTTCGCCGGCGTGCTGGCATCTGCAACCGCATGCTTATACATCTGCACGCCGCCGCCGGTGTCCTTGGTGACGATCGTCACGCTCGCATTTGCGCCATCTTTTACACTGATGTTGTCTGCCACACTATCCCCCTCGCGATTAAGCGCCTAGATACTGACTGTTGGTCGGTTGGCTGAAGTCGAAGCTCGGACCTGAGGCCGGAACCACGAAGACGCCCGCAGCGGCCATCGCAGCCTCGATCGCCTCCAGCCGGGCGTCCAGCGAAGCGAAAACACCGTAGCGGCTGCTGTCGCGCGCCGTCCTCACTTCCGGCACGGTTGGCAGCGCCGCTGTCCCGCCAAGATCGTTTGTGAGCTGGACCACGCCCTTGACCGAGCTGCTCGCGTCGTCTTCGGTATTGTCAACCTTTTCCCAGATCGTGCCGTTGAACAGAATGAAATCGCCGACGCTCCAGACAGACACACCGTCGATCGTCGTGGTGCCGGCCGTTCCAACTCGGTAGTACTGCCCATTCGTCCCGGTCCCGCTGGCCAGGGTCGGCGAGTTCGTATTCGCATTCCAGACGCCCTGGTAGACCACTTCACCAATGAGCGCTGTGGCGATAAAGGATTTGATCGCCTTCTGAGAGGGAACACGCGTATCTGAGTTCGCCGACAGGCTCGTATCGGTGTCGATATCGGCCGTTGAGACCGTGCCCAGCCCAAGCGTCGTCCGCTGCGCTGCCGCATTCGCATCGTCGATCAAAGCGCGCCCTGCGGCGGTCAGGTCCGTCAGAGAGGCGGTGCCGCTTCCCGTGAAGTAAGGCAGTTTGTCTGCAGCCGAAGTCAGCCCGGCAATGGCAGCCAGCTCCGAATCGAAGGCCTGCACATTCGTGCCGATCGCCAATCCAAGGTTCGATCGAGCAGTGCCGGCATTCGCGACGTCCGACAGATTATTGGCAGCAAGCAGAGCGCCAAGCGCTCCGACATTCGGATCCGCCGTCTGCCACGCGGCGCCGTCATCCTGGAACCATGCCTGAGTATCGGTCTCGTAATAAAGCCGGCCCGTATTTCCCGCCGGTCCGGCCGATGGACGGTCGGCGTGCAGGCCGCGCCCGACCCCCGCGCTCCAGAGTGCCATCCACTAAACCCCTTCCAGCAGCACGATATCGCCGTCGAGCAGCACGATCTCGCCATCCAAAATGATCGGCTCAAGGTGAGAAGCCATGATCGCCGTGATGTGCCCCGTCGCATCCACCGTGATCGTAACGCCGCTGTAAGTGCCCGGAGCGACCCCGCTGTCGGCATGGCTGATCGTCCCCGCGCCCGTGATCGGGTCCGGAGCCGCGACAATCGGAGCGGTCGCGGAAATGCTTCCGGAGGGCGTCGAGGAAGGTGGCGGCGCAGCTCCCCCGCTCGTGGAAGTAAACGACGAGCTTCCTACATCATCCTTCTGACTTCTGCCTTTAATCAGCGAAGCAAGATCCGGCTGCTCTTTCTGCATCTCCAGCGACGCGTGCAGCAGACCGTCCCAGCTCCAATCGATCTTCACAATCGGTAGGGGCTCCCCTTGTGGGTGCCCGATTACGCCCGCGTCCGGACCGATTAGCCGCACCAGCTGCCCCGGCCGGAAAAACCTGTCATCGTTGACGACATCCACAGTCGGCAAAATGATCGGCACCGCGTGCAGATTGAAGTACGCCTCGCCAAAGACCAGTGCATCGGCCAACGACGAGATGCTCTCGACCGTCTCCGTCGCCTCCAGGACGCCGTAGGTCGCCGTGCTCTCCTGCGCGGCCGTCGAGAGCGCCATCCGCGTATCGGTCGCCTGCAATCGGATGGTAAATTGGCCGTCGCGAATGAATTCGTGCCCCGCGCTGCTGTCCCGAAAGCAAATTCCATCGATCAGCACAGCCGAATCGCCGCGCCAGATGATCCGGACCATCGCATGAGTCGTCGCCGGGTCCATCGTGACCGAACCGAACTCCTGCGTCCAATCGGTCCATCCGGATCCCGCCGCGATGTTCACATGCGTGACGATCGTCTCGGCGCCGGCCGCGTTGAACTCCTGAACCTCGAGTCTCAGCTTGCCGTTCGAGGTCACTCCAGGAGGCGACTTAAAGTAGGCGCTGACAACATACGTCGTCCCGCCCTGGACCTCGAAATGCTCCGATCCCAATGGCTGCAACGCGCCGTAATTCGCATCGCTGTCGCTTGCCGAGAGGTCCGCGAGCAAACAATACCCGCCGTCGATTCCGTCCCGATAAGCCCAGTTCAGCCGATTGATCGCGGCCGAACCCAGCAGATCGATCTCCCATTTGTCCTGGTAGATCACCGACGCCGGCGCGAGCTCGCACGCGTCCCAGTGGAGGCCTGCGCCGGTCGCGCCTCCGGATGCCGTCTTCACCTCGAACGAGTAGCCGGTCGCTCCCGCGGGCGCTCTCACGACTGTCTGAAAGGTCTGCCACTGTAGGGTGACCCCTTGTGGGTCTCCAATCGCCGGAACCGCCAGCGTATCCGTCTGCAGCGTCGAGCCGCTGCTGTCTTTCCAAACGACGGTGACCAGGCCCGCCGCGGTGGTCAGCAGCGTCTCCGCCCGGCAGTTGACACCGATCACATAGTCCCAGCCCGGCACGATCGCGACCGCCGAAGGGTTCTGCGCCTGCGTCCCGTTCTTAGGCGAGGCTTCCGTCTGCCACATGTGCGAGCCGGTATAAGCCGAGCCTTCGGAGCTGCTCGCCGTGATCCGAGAGCCGCTCCCGCTCCAATCGGTGCCCGCCTCGAAGTCAGGATCGAGCAGGACATTCCCCTCGCTCTCACCCGTGAACCGCGGCCGCTCAAACGACGAATTGTAAACGAGATTGGGATAGCGCGGATTCCCGCCCAGAATCGTCAGCCGATTGACAATATCCCCGGCCTGCGACTCGCTCTTGCCCGCCGTCGTGTTCGGACCCGGGACCAGTACGCCCCAATCGATCTCACTCGAGAACGGCTTGATATAGACCCGGTTGTTGCCATTCTCATCCGCGTCGCCGCCCCAGAGCGCCAGATTCTCCGCCTGGTTCTCGCACAGGTCCTGCACGACATCGGCGACCTGCTGATACGTGCTCTCGATCAGCTGCACCGAAGCCCCGACCGGCTGCGCGTCGATCACCAGGCCCACGAAGTTGGGCGATACGAACTCCTTGCAGATGTCCGCAAAGACTCGCGCGATATCGGTCGCGGAAGCATAGACCAGCGCATGATTGAGGACCGGCTTCCCGGCCTGAAACGCGATCCCGTAACCCGCGATCGTCAGCTTCGGCGGATCCAATTCCTCGACAATAATGTCGCTGACAAACCCGCGATACCGGCGCTCGCCCTTCCAGTAGAACTCGAAGATATCGCCCTGAGCCGCCGGAATCGCCTCGCCCAGCGAAATCCCGATCTCAACCGTGAACCCGGTCCAGCCGCCATACCGCTCGTCGGTCCACGTGGCCGAAGTCAGCCTCGAAGCCGGCAGAGGCTTATGCGCGCCCAGGCCGCTGAACAGAAGCGCGCTAAACCCACTGGAGAGCGCATTGACGTCCACCGTCGCCAGCGCAACCGTGATCTCAGCGGTCGCCGTGTTGCTGTCGTCGGTCGCATCCACCGCCGTGACGGTATAGGTGCCGACGCCGGCAGGAGCCTGATAAGTGACTCCGGTGCTCGGATCGTTGCTGTCGACACCCCCGTCCGGCCACACGAGGCCCGGAGTAGGAATGCTCCCATCCGCCGGCCGCCCGCTGCCTCCACCCGTGCCGTCGACATTCCCGGTGTTGTTCCCGGTCGCGCCCACGATCCCAAAGTTCGCCGGATTATTTGTCGAGAAATGTACCGTCTGGCCAGGATGGATCCGCGCGCTCGTCGGCGTGATCGTCTGCGCCGGATTCCCGCCTCCGCCGCCCCCGGCCGTCGTGATCGTAAACTCGATCTGCGAGATGACCAGGAAGCCGTTCTTCTCGACAAAGCCCGACTGCAGCAGCATCCCGAACGCATAGCTCGAGGCAAGGCCGCCGAAAGGCGCGATCGTCGCGGACCGTGTAACCACGCCGCTGTCATAGCTGCCAAAAGTCGAGCCGTCGCCGAAATTGCCGAAGTTGAACTGCTGGAGCGTGTCGCTGATCGCACTGTGGTCGGCATATCCGAACGCCGGATCCATCAGCCACAGGTTGCAGCCCGAAATAGAGGCCCGCGGACTGCCGCCGGAATCGAGATCCGTGAAGTCAGGCAGCGGGTCCTGAAACCGGCACGAAGCCACCGCAACGACCTGTGTTACAGTCTCACCGTGCGGGACCCCCATATCCTCCCAGCTCATCGAAGTCTGCTGCGAGGCATCCCAAACGTTGCACCCGACCGGCGTATCGGGATGGATGATCCCCTCGATACGCAGCCCGCCGCTCAGCGAAGCAAAGTCGGTAAGCGTCCACGCACCAAAGCTAGAGAGCGTATAAACATAAGTCGCCAAATTCTAGCTCCGTAAAACCGAGGGAAAACGGCATTTGGCAGCAGGCATTAGGCAATTGTGAAATGCAATCCCAATGCCAAACGCCAAATGCCAAATGCCAAGTGCCTACCAATACCGCCCCGGCGCCGCACACACCAGACTCGCCACCGAAAGACTGAGCGTCGTCGCCACCGTGATCGTATTGTCTCCGACCGCGATCAGCGGAAATACACCCGAGAACTGGTCGCTCACATCCACTCCGGAGAGCGTCACCGTCTGCAGCCTCGAGTCAATCAAATAGGTCCCCGTCGCCGCCGGCTTCAACGTGAAGGCCTGGCCAGTCGTCGTATTGGTAACCGTCACGGAGCCATTCGTCCCGATATCATCGATCACCAGCGTCCAGATTGGCGCGCCCGGCGCAGTCCCAACGGCAGTAACAGTCCCGCCGGCATCCAGCCCGGAGGTCGTTGTCACAGAGGTATCATAGGTAAACGGATCGCAGCCCGTGAACTGAACCTCAAACTCAATCTGCAGGTTGGCAAGCGCGTTGAACTTCGAATTCGTGATCCCCGTCACCTCGGCAAACATATACCGATCGGAGTACAGGTAGAGCGCCTGCGGCAGACCCGGAGCATGGGCCGCCCGGAACGCTTCCCACGCATCGCGCAGCGTCCCGTCCGCCTTAGCGATCATCCCCGAGAGCGTAACGACCTTCTTATCCAGCAATCCCCCGGCAGTAAATGCGCCATCGGCCCCAGGCGTATCGGCCGTCCGCTGCTTCACAGCAACAGGATCGTCCACTTCCTGAACATACACCCCGCCGACCGCCTGATAATCATAAGCCCCAAACACCGGCGCAAAGTTAGTCATTTAGAGCCTCAAAAGCCTTATCCGCAGATGACGCAGATGAATACAGATGGGAGCGCGAGGCTCCGCCCGAGCAAACCTTTGCGCTTTTGCGCTTTTTGCGCGAGACTTTTCCAATCTGCGCCCATCTGCGTAATCTGCGGATAGAGTCCCTACGTTCCGAACCTCAGCGCCCGGGCCGCCTTATCCACGATCTGCGTCGTCAGCGTCTGCAAGTCGCCGGCGTTATTGATCCCGCCATAGACATTCACCGTCTGCGCGACCGTAGGGGCAGCGCCTTGTGCCTGCCCTGCACCGGCCGCCGGAGTGCTTCCGGGCCTGGTCAGCGTCTTATCCCCGACCGTGATGCTGCTGTACTGGCCACTGGCGGCCTGCTTGCGCAGCGCCTCGAGCTCGCCCAGCTCCAGCGGGCTATTATCGCCCGCCAGAGGGCTCAGGCCGGCCTGCACGTTGAACTTCGCCTGCAGGTCCTTCGCCGCCGCAACCACATCCGCCGCCCATGCGAAGTTCGCCGACTGCTGCTTCGCCTGGGCGTTGGTCATCGCGCCGGTGATCGCCTGGAAGGCCGGGTCCAGCACGCCGCTGATTGGATTGGTCCACTGCCAGCCCTCGGAGTAAGAGCTTCCCAGGAAATGCCCGCTGCCAGTACTGGAGCCGCTGTTGATCGCCTTCGCCTGGCCCGGCACATTCCCGTTCGCATCCTGACCGCTTCCGCCGCCTGTCACCGCGCCCATCTTGGTCGGCAGCGTCGCGATCTTCGTCCAGGCGCTCTGAACCATGCTCTGAGTGCTCGCGATCCCGTTCGCAAGCCCCTGCCCGATATTCACGCCGATGTCATACATCACTGCAGAAGGCGAATGTATCCCCAGCACGCCTCGCAGCGCGTTAATCACGTTCGTGGCCAGGCCAACCACGGCGGCCACGGCCTGCGTAACCATGTCGGTGATGCCGTTCGTGAATCCGAGGCCCATCTGCGTGGCGGCGTTAGTGGCTGCAAGCGCGAGCTTAAAGCCCCAGTCGGCCCACATATCGATCCAGCTCTTGAATATCTTCCACAGGATGTCGCCGACACCCGCCAACCCGACGCCGATCGCCAGGCCCAGCGCGACGAATGCCCCTCCGACGATGTTGACCATGCCGTCCCAGACACCTTTGAATGTGGCTTTCGTGTCCTCCCACGCCTTCGTCCAGTCGCCGTTCAGAATGTCCAGGCCCACATTGATGACACCCGAGATGATCGCCCAGGCTGTCTGCACGATGCCCTTGATCACATCCCAGGCTGCTTTCAGAATCCCGATGATCTCCTGATGATGCTTATCCCAGAACGCCTGAAACCGCTCCATGAGCACCTGGACTTTCGGCCAGATTTCCTGGAAGAAGCTCTTGATCTTGTCCCACGCGTTTTGGAAGTCGCCCTTCACGAAGTCCCACGCCTGCTTCAGGTAGGGCTTGATCCACTCGACGAACGCGCGCGTTTTGCCCTGGATATCGCCGAAGTTGGTTACCCAGGCAAGCGCGAGAGCGCCGATCGCCAGAACAACGAGGCCGAGCGGGCTGGTAAGGAAACCGAGCAGCTTCGTAACCATGCCCAAACCTAGCAGGACGGGACCGAGCGCAGCGGCCATCGCCGCCAACCTCGTCACCATGCTGACCTGCGCCGGCGTCATCTGGTTCAGCTTCTCGGTGAGCCTTGTCATCCAGTCGACCGCCTGCCGAATCTGCGGATTGAATTGGTTGCCGAACGTCAGCGCCAGATTCCGCGCCGCCGTCTGCAGCCCATTGATCTTGCCGTTCATCGTATCCTGGATGGCCACAGCGACC